GCTATTTTGATTTTTTGTAAGATCTGATTTGACATAGTTTTTAAATTCAATAATGGTTAATAAATTTTTTGGTTTACCAAAAAAATCCTCATAATTAAGACTGGTTTTTAAAATTTTATTTTTCACAAATTGTGATAATCTCATTGTCATTTTTGTTCTATTTGATTTGATATATGCTTCAACAAATGACCTATTAAAAAACATAGCTTTTAACCAAATTTTTAATAAATTTGTATCTTTTGGTTTCAAAAATCTATAACTAATATGATTGTCCCAAAAATCTAACAACTCTTGTGGTGATATATTTATTTTCTTTCTTATCTTTATAATATTTCTATTGTTCATATCATACATATATTTTGGTGAAAAAAGTGAATATGTATATTCATTATCATCAAAAAAAGCAATACTCTCCTCGTTTTTTGTACTAATTGCCTTCAAATATAGATATATGACTTTATATCTATTGATAACATTGCTAAAATGGAAAATTCTATAATTATTACCGTTACCTCTACAATACAAGGAAAATAATGGTAAAATATCTGGTAACCCAAACATTTCAATGGGTGTATTAAATAATTCATCATAGTTTTCATTATCATTATTATGCATATTTGGTAATAATGAATATGCATCTGCAACACAGTAAACATGTAATCTTTGGAAAAAATAAAGGAAAGTCTGATTACAACCAACTCTCATGCATTCACCAACTCTAGATAATGCTGATTCAATATCAGTTTTATAACCAGTGCATGGTAAATTTAAATTAACTTCCTTAGATTTTTTTATTTGTGGATATATCATTACACCATTAAAGGACATTTGTGAAACAAACTCCATAAATATATATTGACAATTTGTTTTCCTATCACTATCATTATAACCATGTAACCTCATCATTATCTTTTGTAAAATTCTATATCGTTCTAGTTCAATTCTATTTTGATATAAAACAATAACAACATAGTCGTCAGAATGTTCCATATGTTCAATGTATAATTTACTACTTGGGTACATTTTTTTCCATATATAATAAGTATAGTTTGCACAAGAAACAGCTTTATATGATGATGAATAATTGAACATACCTTGTAAAAAATTTTGTGTACTCAATAACTTACCTGTATCCTTTACTTTACTATCACCTAATTTAAAAATACTTTTATCAACTTTTGTGGTATTATCTAACGGTACAACAACCTTATTATAAACATCTATTGGTATTTGGATTTCCTTGTAGCTCCAAGCATTAAATGTTGATAATAATAATGTATACATGTTTATTGGTAAATAATCTTTCATTCCATAAATCATTGTTATAAATGAACCCATTGTTTCTGCAGCAGACCATTTGGTGCAATCACCATTAATATAACAAATATTATAATCATAATCGTTTGGAAGATTATGGTAGACTCTATTTAACATTTTTTGCATTTCTAAGGTTTTCTCATCACCAGGTATAGAAATAGCCTCATTGGGAGAATTTTCAGAAATCTTCTTAAAAAAATTTTCACAACATCTTGCAAGAGCCTTTGCACCAATATTAATCACATAAAATTCTCTCTTTGACCCATATTGTGATTTGATACATATATCTGCAACAACCTTACCATTTTGATTGACAATATGATCATTTGCAAGTTGGACAGTTCTTTCTATTGTATTATTATCACTTATAATATCCAATATAGTTTCAAAGACTTTTTGTCTAGGTTTATGTGGATCATAATAATTGCTTTTTG